ACCTGTTGCATCAGGTTGCCAGCACCAAAACTAAAGAGGAATGGAGAGCCGATTGCACCACCAGCGGTACCAATCTTCGCCAAAAACTGATCAGTTCTTTTACCAGCGCTCTCCTTTTTCGCTTCCATCTACTTACAAATAAAAGGGGCAGCTATTGCTACCCCTTATTTTACATTTACTCATTCTTCCAATAAACGTCGTTTAGTCAGAATACTGATAAACGCCATTTATTCGGAATACTGATAATCACTCCATCACCAAAAGTTTTTGGCGGAAAACTTCAGGATTGGCTTGGGCTGCATTCAGATAGCGCCAAGCGTTAGAAGGATCACGATCAGCAAGAGAGCCGAAGCTATTCCAGAAATCCATGGGATTGCCTTGCGCTTGAGGCTGAGGAGGAACAGGCATCTCAGGACGCTGAGGAGCTGCAGGGCGCTGGTATTGCTGACCAACGGCTTGGCCTTGCTGAGCGGGGGCATAACCAATTTCCGAATCAGGAATCGGATAGGGGCCATTCTCACCAAAGAATTCGCAAGTGTAATCAGCGAGAACGTCGGGATCGGTCAGGATGGTCTCATAAGCTTTATGCTCATTCGATAGTTCCTGGAGCAGACCGACAGCTTCCATCAGTTGCTGATTGGTTTGGATCAGCGAATCTTCCAGTTGGCAAGCATAATTATTCAGGATTGCAGGAACATCTGCACCAAAATAATTAATGACCTCAAGACTTTGCGGACTTACCCCGTTTGCCAGGAGCTGGTCCTGACTGATTTCCTGTGAAGGTTGGGAATAAGCGTTGGAGTAAGCCTGGTTGTTGCTGGTCCCAGGCATAGAGGTCGGCATCCCCGCGTTGTTGTACTGGGGAGCCTGTTGGGAAGCGTAACTGGCCGGGTTTACCGGTTGAGTCACCGCTGATTGTTGACCCTGGAATGGGAATTGGACGGGCGAACTCAGGAGCCCCACCACCCGGTTGAACGCTTCCTTGTAAGGATTCTCCGCTTGTGGAGCTGCCTGGGGTGCTTGGGGGTAAAACGCTGTAGGGTTGGATGGGGCGCTGGGGACCCCCATCTGGGCCTGCATTTGCGGGGCTGGGGCCACCATCTGCTGGTAAGGCGCCACCCATTGAGAGTTGGTCGCCACTGCCGGAGCTTGGGCTGCCGTCTGGGTCATTGGAGCCGCGTAGCTGGTCGGCTGGGTCGGGGATACTTGGGGTGCCGATTGGATCGGCATTGCGGTATCGGCCTGCATAGGTTACCTCTTTTTGTAGGCTTTCGAGAGTTCGGTAAAGGAAGGGGGTAAGATCAAGTCTTGGATCCGCAGCCATCGGTAAATTCGGTTGCTGCGGATGTGGTGTCCGCATTTCTAAATTGACAAGGTCAATAAATGCGGAGTAGGCCCTCTGTACTTCCCCCACCATTCGGAATGGGAACCCCGAGAGCATGCCCGCGATTTCGTCATCCGTTTTTGAAGGGAACAAATACTTCAGTGCTTCAATGCTATCAACCCCTAACTCTTGTAGGTTTCTGGTAAAGATAGACTGGTTAAGTTTATCTTGGGCTGTATCTTCATAAACTGGACCCATCCAGCGCCAAGCTACAGTTCGATCCCCATCTGGGGCCAACCCTAAGACTCCATCTGGAATTTCTTTTGTTTCTAATGCCGTATCAATAGCTTTTTGAAGTTTCTTTTCGTAGGTCGCTTTTTGCTTTTCATACTTCAGGGCAGCGTTCTCATCATCCGGATCTTGAGGCGGCGCTGGATATTTAATTCCAGATGCGTAAGCCAGTGATTTACGGAAGATTTGCTCTTCCTGGAAAATCATTAATTCAAAGCATTTGCAAACGCCATACGTATAAAGTTGTAAACATTTTTTCTTAGCAGTAGCGCTGACTCTACCGTACGCGGATTTGATTTCAGTGGCCGTAACATTTGTGATGCTTAAATCATCAATACCGCCCAGCGCCAGGCGGATTTCACTCCTTAACTGCTCAGCGTAACGCGCTTGGTCAGTACTAACAGCATTTGGGGTAATAAAGCCGACACGGTCTGTAGGCTCCAGGTTGGCAATGACACGTGGCACGCGCATACCACTGCCTGGCTTTCCGATGTATCCAGGGGGTTGACGGTTTACGTTATCCTGTTTATACGTGGAACTGGACAGGAAAAACTCGGATTGGAAGCCGGACTGGCTTGAAATGCTGGGCCGCTGCGCAACATCTGTGTCTCCGCTTTCAATAATGTCTTGCTTGGGACGAGAAGAAAGCAGGGTCGGGTTACCAAAGAATGATAAGTTAGCGCGGATATTTTTAACCATTTCATCATGAGCGATGATTTGGTTTGCCATCCAATCAAATTCACCAGCACCTTCAGTACCAAAGGCGTCAGGATTGTTAAAGACTTCAACACACGGAATAAATTCCATGGTGTTAATAACAGTCTTTTTATCAAATACGCCAAACTCCATGGTTGGCATATCAAATGTAATTTCTTGCTCGCTGTGAAACTCTTCGATCTCGGTTGCAGTAATACGAAGACGCATGTACCGCTTATCCGTGTTTAAACCAACACTCTGAAACCCCCTACTGGAGCGAACCTTGTACGGGTAAATAATGACGACTTCTTCCAAGTCCCCATCGGGTGAATAATACGTGCGATACGAATCCTTATCAAACCAGTACAGTCGATATGTTTTCTTAGTCGGGCGGATATAAAACAATCCTTTCCCATAACACAAAAAGCGATCCCAGATTGAATCTAACCTGGCATCGAGCTTGTTAAATTTGATAACCTGTTGGATGAAGTCAAAACGTTGCGTCCCCAGGTTGTCTTGCTCTGGGTAAAATTCAACGCCTTGTCGAATACCGAACATACGCATCTGACCAAGATGCGCATTGACCAGCATCGTGTCGGCTGGACCGCTACCATCGCGAGTTATGACTGCCTTAAGAATGTCGTCAAGGACAGTTTTATTTCCGTCGCTCATGGGTTGTTAGGGATTACTCGTCAATATCGTAGCCAACAGCAATGCGTTTTAGTGTAATCACATCATCTTCAACTTCGAGTTCAAATCGCTCATTAGGTTGAAGCGCCATGTCATGACAAAGCTCATCAGGAAGTGGGATGACGGCAGAGCCGTAAACATCCTGTTCAAGCTCAACGTTGTAGTAGCTGGTGGACATCGGGGGATTTTATAAGTCTAGGTCCAAAATACTTTATACCACGTAATCTGACTCAGAACTCCAATTGAAGTTTTCCTCTGGTCATCAAACCATTGCACAACCAAACCAAAGAGTCAACACAGTCATCGTGAGAACTAACTCCAAAATTCACAATTTCATCGTGCAGGTAACCAAAACGACGATATTTGTTAAAAATTATTTTTCTTTGCTCAAAAAGACCCATAATTCCACGAAAACGCGCAACTTTGTCACCACGGAATCCTTTGATGGCATGCCAGTTCATGTTGTACAGTCCATGCTCACCAAGGCAGATCCTCTTGAAATCAGCTTCTAAAGATGCCTGATATGCTACTGCTTCAGACCAGATGTCAATGTTACTGCCAGTGGGGAAGTACTGTTTGCCATCTCGGTGGACAACTCCCCACTCCTCCATCATCTCCATTAGCGATTCGAGTTTTTCTAAGTTACCCATCATCCGAATACGCTTGCAGTCAATGATATGAATCTTGTCTCCAACCCGACCACCCATTGTAAAAACGGTGTAGTCATTTTGCTCTCTAATGCCTGCAGATAAGTCAACTCCCACTCCCAAGGAATCAAATTGCGTGGCAATTGTACCTTTAACAATTAAGTCAGGAGAGAGGGATAGCTCGCTAGTTTGTACGATTTGATTTTGATACTGAAAGCTAAATGCGATGGGGGCTTGTCGACGCCGATCTTTAAGATAATCTAAAGACCAAAGAGCAGGCCAATACGATAATTCTTCACCTTGTTCATCAATCGTGATAGCTGATTGAACAATTTGAACCCAGTCATTTGTTGGGATGAATGTTGTGTTGTGGATATCATCATGACGAAATCGAGTTCCCAGGCATATAGCGCGACCACCTTCAAACATCGTAGGAACAATAACCGAATTCCAGTTATCTTCCATTGCTGCGCGGATATCCCTGTTTTTAATATCATCTGCAGATTTAATTGCGTCATCGATAATGCACAAATGCGAACGTTTTGATGTAACGGCACCTTTTAAACCTGCGCAACAGACAGTAAACTCTTCTTCGCCGGTCGACTTGATACCTGCAAACTTCCAGTCAATACTCCAGTATTCGTTAGAATTGATACCTTTTGCAATTTTTACAGTTGGGAACACTTCCCCGTAAATTTTACTTTCTTCAATGATTCTTTTAATTGCGGCGCTTTTTGGCCTGGCTACGTCAACGGTGTAAGAGATATACAGAATTTTTAATGGCTTCTTATGAAGAGCGTGAATTCCAATCGCCCACGCCGTGAATAAACCTAAAACAGTAGACTTGGCGGATCCCCTGGGGGCCAAAATGTCTACATTTGGGCCTGCGATGTCAATTAAACACTCACTGTTTTCACCAGTGCAAAGATATTTATGCCATTCCTTGTGGTGATCAGCTGGGGGTTTATCTCCTACTACTTCACAAAAATATCCAAAGTCAGTACGAGCGCGTTCGACATCTACAGTGCTCGTTTGCTTGACAACACGCTTTTGCGCAGCCGCACGAGCTGTACGACGGTATACAGAATAAATGCTAGTTGCTACCATGCCCGTAGCTTAGCGCAATTAGCCTTACGATTCTTCTGACAGAATCTTGGTCCAAACACCCATAGACGCTTCTTGAAGTGGTCCTTCAATAGGGTCATCACGAAAGATGGAAATCATTTCCCGCAAAGCTCGGTCAGCGCCAGCAAGAATTAAGCCTTGCTTGTCCAGCAAAACTTTTTCATCATTAAGTTGTTTAATGGAGCCACGTAATTCTTTTTGAAGCATAGCAATTCTGGAGGTTCCCATGTCTTGCTTTACCATTCCCATATCAATCGCATCTCTTAGCTTGGCGATATCTTGTTGCATGGAGTCAATCTCATCTTCTAGCAGTGCGTTAAAATTTCGCTTCTTGAACTCTTTCTTGGACCATTCGTCGCACATCACGATGCTACCTGTAAACCCAAGAAACCGGGCATACAGGTACATCTGGATTGGAGAGCTAGTGCGTTTACAAAAGGCAAGAAAGGATTCGCGGTCTTTGTCGGTTAAACCTTGAATCCAATCCGTCATGCTCGGTACTGCCGTTGAGCTTGTTCGAAATCTCGATTCTCTTTATAGCGCCGGAACATCTCTTGTTGCAAGTCCGTAAGGCGGGTTTCTTCTCCTGATTTACCAATTGTGGCACGTTGCTCTTGTCCTGTTAAGCCAATTTGACGTTCTTGCCCAGCGAGCAACTGAGCTTGTGTTTGCCGTGCTTGCTCACCGGTTGCAAAAATTCCGAGTCGCTCTTGTTCGCCACGGGTGACTTCAGTTGCTCTTTGTTCTTGCCCAGTTAAACCAATTTGTCTTTCTTGGCCCGCAAGGAGTTGGGCTTGAGTTAAACGCTGTTCAGAGCCAGTGGCAGCAATACCAAGACGTTCTTGCTCTCCACGGGTGGCTTCAGTTAACCGTTGCTCTTGTCCTGTCAAACCAATTTGACGTTCTTGGCCCGCAAGGAGTTGGGCTTGAGTTTGACGCTGTTCGGCTCCTGTCAAACCAATTTGTCTTTCTTGGCCCGCAAGGAGTTGAGCTTGAGTTTGACGTTCCTCTGAACCCCTTGTTTGAAGAAGACCAGTTTCACCAGCAAACCGTTGAGCCTGAGTTTGACGCTCCTGTTCACCAGCGGCGGCGTAACCTAGGCGCTGTTCATAGCCGGTCGCAGCAACTGTTTTTCTTTCTTGTTCACCACGTGCAGAAACTGTGGCACGCTCCTGCTCACCCATCGTGGCGTAAGTCAAACGTTGCTCAGCGCCTTGTGCTTGATAACGACGTACGTCTTGCCCAGCAAAGAACTCAGAGTTGGTACGATCAAGTTGCGCACCAAGCTCCATATTGAGCCGTTGTTGCGCTGCACTGGTCTCATTTAACGCAACCTGAGATTGCAGCGACTGCGTCGGCACAGGGGTTGGTGGTGCCGGTGGCGGCGGCGGGGGCGAATAAACGATAGTAGGAGGTGGTGGTGATCCGCCCATTGGTCAACAGGTCTTCTTAATTAAGTTTAACTTAGGCGACGCTAGATTTAAATACTTGCCCGGCATAACGATTGGCTGCATCTTGTTGGGCGGCAATAGCCCGAGCACGGTCTGCTTCTCCAGCCGCAGCTGAAGTTGCTTGTGCTTGCTTCAACGCCATGAGTTCTCCGATCTTCGACGGCATTTGTTCTTTTCTAATTAAGAACCTCGTGCTTGCGTCTAAATACCTTTCAGTAGACTCGGCCCCAGCAGCACTTAAAAATGGATACAATTGCCGCATTTGTTTCAATTGCTGTTGTGCAGCAATGTCCGTCATTTCCCGGTATTTGTTTAATTCAAACGGGTACCTGGCTTGTTCAAAATCTTGAATTGCTTTTGCAATATCTAACATTTTCCCGGTGGCGCTTCCGGTATCAAATGTAGTAAAAGCAGGAGAAGCAACAACAGATTGAGATAAATATTGACTAGGGTCTAATGCAGCATTTTTAAAGGCTGATTTAAACAAGTCAATATTTCTCCCGCCAGCAGGATTCCGTGTATCCATCCCGGTAAAAATTCCGGTATAGTCAGGAAAACTACCGATTGCCATATCACTGGTACTGATATTGAGAAGTTAAAGCAGACCCAGCCTGAGATGCAGCGTTGAGCCCCATTTGCTGAGCCGCTTGCTGACTGCGCTCCAGCATATTAGCTGCAGTCGCAATATTTTGGCGAACACCAGCGGCTGCCAGTTGACGCTGAAGCTCTTGACGAGAGCGGAATTCAGAGGCTTTGGCGATCTCTGGCATCATGAGACGCAGAGCATCACGTTGGGCTTCAGCAGTCTTCAAAGTTTCCAGGCGTTGAGCCATACCAACAGGACCCAATACCTGGAGAGGATCACTTAAAGTACCACCAGCAGCAAAAGGTCCAAGGTTCGGAGGAAGTGCTCCACCTGCTGATGAGTAGTCTACAGGACCGGGGCCTTGATAACCTACTGCACCTGCTCCAGTTTGCGCACCAGTTCGTGCTGCGGGTGCTGCGGCAGCGGCGATCCCACCTGCTAATTGAGGGGTAAATAACCCACCAACACCTGCAGCAGTGGCGCCTAAACCTGCCGCAGTCAACGGCGCTACAGGTCCAGGAATTTTAGCCATTTTTGCACCTTTGGCCAGCAATTGACTACCACGACCAAGAGCAGCAGCACCCATAGGAGTCGCACCAAGAGCGGTTCCTGCCATCCGCAGTCCACCGGGGAGTGCAGCCCCTAAGCCAGCACCAAGAAAAGCCGCACCTAAATCACCGCCACTACGGCGATATCCTTCATATCCTCCAAGGACAGCACCGCCAATGGGTACTAATGCGGAAAGGGCAGGTAAAACCATGATTTTTAATCTTCTTGATTGTTATTTTAAACGGAGTAATTTCTAACCAAACATTCCACCAATATTACCCCCAATTGCTGGCATGGCCGCTGCAATCCCTGGGCCAAGACCAGGAATAAAGCTAGCGCCAATTCCGGCAAGAGTTCCAATGGCTCCTCCTAAACCACCGCGCCCTTGTGGGGCTTCAATGACAACAGGAGAATGGCTATATGGAGTGTATGACCCCAACAACCCTGGCAATATTTCCCCAGCTTGTCCGCCAAAACCAGGACCAAAAGATGTATTAGAGCGCCGTCTCGGGCCATATGGGTCCTCTTCATCTCGATATTTATTTTGCCATTTATCCGTAGCTTTTGTTTTATCAAATAAATTAGAAAAAACAGTTGAGATATTTTTTCCGCCATTATCCGCATCAAACCCAGTCTTCCAAGCATTAGAAAATGCCCCATCATACTTGGGTTTAAAAGCATCCGAAAAATTAGGGGTTTTTATTGAAGAACCCCATCCGTAGTCTTTTGTGTCCCAGGTTGCCATTTTAAAACTCCACTAACCGTAAATTTTTTGTGCAATACCAAGAATATCCTGTATTCCAGATCCACCACCTAGACCCCCCATTCTGGTTGAGACATTTTGGCGTGCCTGAATTAAATCAAGCTGATGTTGATATCGTTGTTGATCAAGAAGGGCTTCTCCCATCTGTTCATTTGTCAGCGGTGATGTTCCAGGGATATAGGGTTGGGTGGTAAAAGCAGGTGGACGCCCGGATTTAGCACTTGGTTGAACTGGTAAAGCATAACGATTTTGTTGTAGATAATTAACGAGTGCGCCCGTACCGGCAACCGCTCCTGCAATTGTTAATGGGCCTGCAGCGGAACCAATTAATTTTCCAGTTGTTTCTGGATACTTTGCTGCTACGCCAATAAGTCCGGTTGCATTTTCTAAAGCCCCCAATTTACTGGCAACAGATTTAGCAACAGATCCAGACACCGTAGAGCTGGCTGTTTTTAAAAAATCATAAAGTGCTTTACCAGCGAACCTAGCAGCAACAGAAGCAGCCATTAAACCTGTACTCCTTGATTTGGGAATTTACCTACTGTTGATTGACTTTTTTCATTTGAACCGGCTGGCGCTGGCTCAGAAACCAAGTACTCTAAATTTTTAGGATCGACAGCATCCTCTTGTGCAATTATCCCACGGACAACACCTTGCGAATACTTAGCGAGAAAATCATCAGCGAATTTATTGTCTGCTGGATTTTTAAAGTTAGCCCAGATATTTTTTGATGCTTGGTTAATCTTCTCTTGTGAACGTTCAGCTGCGTCTACGGGAAAAGAGCCTTCGTTGTAAAAATTATTAAAACGTGGGTTGTCTTTTAACGCAGCAACAAAACCACTCCTAAAAGATGTTGGATCACTGGCTGATTCTCTGTTCGGCCCCAGGGTTTTTTCATACGGGCTTTTACCAGCTCGCCACTCCCGCTCAGACGGACTGCTATAATCCCTACTAAAAGCAGCCATTTAGATACTCACTTACCTTTTTTCTTGCGGAGCTTGGTTAACGTTTTAGCAAGGTTTGCTTGCTTAACAGTTTTTTTATCATACTCAGACGGATTAGCAGTAACTTTAGCTGCGTACTCCCTCGTACTCATCCCAGCTTCTTTTGCTTTTTTGGAAAAAGCTCCAGGATGCTCACTTGTAGCCTCCTGGATCCACTTGCCGTCTTTCGCCATGATTACTTAATAAGTATTATTTTATCAGGAATTAGCACTATTGATTTTAGCTGAAATTTCAGCAGCTTTGATCAACTCTGGGGCTGGGCTTGACATCGACTCCAGTTGACGAACTTTGTCGGCTGCCTTCTGAGGAAGCCAGGCTTGTGCCATGTGGAACGCTAAGCCTTTGATTTCTTCAGAACTCAACGCACCATCGGCAACGGATTCAATTGCTAATTCAAAAGCTTTATCAACTTGCGAGCCTTTCCAATTATGGAGATTCTGATCGAGAACCGGATCGATAATGTCGTAAGCTCGCTTTACGATTCCACCGTACTTTAAAAACGATTGTGCCTGTTTGCTACTGCGGAGCAGCATTGCAAGAGCTGCAGCGGCGGCACCAATTGCAGCCGCAATGATAGGTTCGAGAAAGGTCATGACTAATCTGCGATAAGAAAAGTCTACACCGATTAATTACACAACACCTGCTCTTTTGCGTGCAGCACGTTCTTCAAGTTCTTGCATAATTTGCTTTGTTTCAAAGTGACGTTCTGCCTGCTCCATGGCTTTACTCCTGCTGGCACCGGACTTGCCCATTCCTGCTGATGTGATGTCAGCATCACTCATTAAACCTGCGTAAACAGGTTGACGCTTTTCACGAATGGTACCACCACGCTCAACGGCCTTTTGAAGTCCCATTTGGTGAGCAAGGGCTTTATCCGCAACAATGCCACCGATGTTACCCATGCCGGAAGGGAATCCTTCTTCTGCGTAATCTGCTAAAGTCAGACGATAAGGGTCGGAAGTGGCATAAGCGTATTCAGTTGGGCCGCCTTTGCGCTTACCCATTTGAACGCCAATTTCACCACCAGGATAGAAGGCAAGTCCCCGAACAGCTTTGCTCCGTTCAGCGGGAATCTCGTAGGTAGCAACTGGACCGACTTTTTGACTCATAGCGCTGAGGAACTCATTCGGACTGATTTTAGCTTCCGGAGCGGAAACTGCAGCTGCAACACGAACCGGTTGAGGTTGGCTGGTTGTGACAATTGGAGCGGTCGGAATTTGTGTTGGCGCCTCAACAGTAGCTTCGCCGCCACCGTATTTTTTAGCTAAGAGCTGATTTCGTAAATCAATCCGTTGCTCTGGGGTGTGACGCGCATGGGACCGCGCCAGGAGTTGATCCAGCTCCCGAATCTCAGACGAGGAGGCGCCCCCAACCGGTACAGCAATTCTTTGCGCAGGCTCAGGGCTTGTGACAGTTACAGGAGTGGCTGCTGTCGACATTTCTGCAATTGGGCTTTCTTCCTTAACAACAGCAACCCGAGTCTGAGGAGTCATCCGGACAGGGCCAGAAATGACAGCAGGCTGCGGAGAAGGCTCAACGTAAGGGGTGTCATCCCCGACCAGCTCTTCCGTACCAGCAGATTTCACAGCGGCAGCATAGGAAGAAGATTGACGGAATTTTGCAACTTGACTTGCCGACACACGTCCAATCAATTCTTCAGCTTGATCACGAATCGAGGAAGAGGGTTGAGCTGCACTCGCAAGTTGCTGTTCTTCCGTACCCGGAGTGAAATGCTGCTGAGATCCAATAACTTGACTCTGTGTGGCAGGTTTCTGTTCAATTGGGCCAACGGTAGGTTTTTGTGCTGTTGTGCCTCTCAGAGCTTGCGCTGCAGAAGTTTGATGAGGAACAACATCTTGATTGTAATAATCGGATGTCGTAGGCGGAGTTACATCTGCAGATGCCCTAGCAGCTTGAGAATTTGTATCTGGGATTTCTTCTACAACAGTTGGAACAATATCAGGTTCGTTATCAAGATCCAACTTTTCATATCCCTTTGTTGCCAGATAACTGGCTCCTGCCAGTAAGCCCGCCCCAAGAGCAACCTTACCTGCAATATCAACTGCGCGGCGCACTGGACCCATAGTGGGACCACCCTGGCGACCAATGTTGCGCGTATAGCTATAAACTTCTGGCGCCAGTGCCATCCTCTCCGCTGGGGTCTGGGGATAAGGATTTCCGGTCATACGCGACCAGAGAGCAAAGTCCTGCGGAGAAACAGGCATCTTATTTGTACTTTTGACGTTATAAATGATTTTAGGGCGTATAAATACGAGGATTTGTTGCACCCTACCGGCCCATTAAAAAGGTCGATTTTGGGGAAATTTTGCGGCAGGCATCAGGCCCGCCGTTCACAAAAGTTTACGATGTAGGAAAAAAAGAAGGTTATGTGAAGGTATGTGACAGAGCGGGCGGATGGGTCGGCGATGGATTAGAGTGAGGGAACCGAGCCGAGAGGTTCGGGATCAAACCACCTAGAGAGGTTTTATGACTGCCATGCAATTTGACTCTCGCCGCATTTCCGGCGCCTCTGGCTATTTGGAGCTGATCTGGCGCTCCGACGTGGGCCGTCCCGACGGCGCCATTCCTCAGGCCATCGCCGTGATTACCGACATCTACGGCTCAGCCCGTCATCCCTTCTACGTAGGCATCTACGGCATCCACGAAGTGACGGGTCCTTCTGTTGCCTTGGTCAAAGAAGAGCTGTTCTCCCTTATCGAGTCCGGCCAATGACCTACAGCGCCCCCGCAAGGGGGTTTTTTTACGTTGATAGTTGATAGTGATTTATGAAGAAATTGTTATATTGTCAACGATTGTTAATTTTGGCGCCAGTGGGGTGGCAGGCCTGGCCGATGCGCTATGCTTGATGGGTCGGGCATTCAGTCCGGCACGTTCACTCGCTCTTAGAACGCGATGGCAACCAACGACAATGGCCGCATCCTGTGGGAAGGCTTCAGCCCGGTCGACGGGGCCCCGATCGTCTGCATCGTCACTGGTTTGACCGAACGGTCTGCCAATGGCAAGACGGGCAGCATGCTGCAGACCTGGATTCTGCGGCAGGATTGCAAGCCTAACGAGGCTTTTAAAGACGGTCGCGGCCGGTCAGTCTGTGGGGATTGCCCCCACGCTGGCTACAACAACGGCACCTGTTACGTTCGCTGGTATCAGGCCCCACTTAGTGTGTGGAACTGTTACAAGCGTGGCAACTACGCTCCGATCGGCTCCGATTGGCACCTTTTCGAAGGTGCTAGCGTCCGATTCGGTGCTGCCGGTGATCCGGCCATGGTGCCGGGCCACGTCTGGCGTTGCATCCTGCAGTACGCTGCAGCAAACACGGGTTACACTCACCAGTGGCGTCAGCCCTGGGCGCAGCACCTTAAGGGTATCTGCCAGGCATCCTGCGATGGTATGGCAGACTACCTTGAGGCTACGGCGCACGGCTGGCGGACCTTTCTGGTCAAGCCAGCGACCGAATCGGCCCCAGCTGGTACGGTTCACTGCGCTGCTAGCGTCGAGAAAGGCGCCAAGACCACTTGCGAGCGTTGCACCCTGTGTGATGGCGACTCTGCAGACGTGGTGATCAACGCGCATGGCGTCAAGGCTGCCAAAATCAGCTACAATTGACGCTAACGGGGCCCTCCGGGGCCCCACCAACCCACCTAGCACGGATCATGACCTACGATTCTCCTTATTTTGGCTGGATTGTCCCGCTTGAATGGCAAGAATGGCAAGAACCGGCCGACGAAGACGATGAAATCGGCTACGAACCCGACGAATCGCCCGACGACGGACCCTATTTGGACCGAAATTAACGATTTTGCCCCGCAAGGGGCATTTTTGTTGATAGTTGATAGTAATTAATAACTTTTAACGTGTTGATAGTGCGCAACAACCGGTAACAATGTGCCAATTCATAAATCGTCACACAAAATTGACGTAAAATGACCTATGCTAAGCTCGGAACCGCCCAAAATCGGGCGAGTTAAGTAGTTAATACATGTACTTGTGACACTTTTTACACTGTCACATCCCTTCGAAAACCCTTGCGCCGCAACGGATCTCAAGGAATGGGCCTGATCTTTAGTTGGGGTCGTCGGTAGATTCGGCAGGACATGTGGAAAACTTTAATAATGCAAGTGCAAAGGTTTGTATCGTATTGATCTTGCATTTAATCGGGAATTAAGTACAAGTGTTAACACTTTAACGAATTGTTTCAGCTCCAGGGATCCCGGCTCCTGGTGTCCTACAGTCAGATCACGGCGGACATAGAAACCGCCACCGCACCTAGAACCATGAACATCAACGAGCGCAGCTCCAAGGCCGACATCATCGATGCGGCTGTAGAGTTAACCTCAACCCAGGCTGAGAAGATCAGCGAGCTGCAGCAGCAACAGTCCATCCTGTTGATCCTGCTGGGGGTCCTGACCATCTGCCAGCTGCTATGATTCTCTCCCAGGGGCTCCGGCCCCTCTGAGGGATTCTCCCTCTCTCCACCTAGTACGGATCAAGCCATGCTGACCTTTAACCTGATCCTTGAGCACTGGCAAACCCAGAAGCTTAAGTTTGTGACGATCGAAGAATGCATCGATTTGGATGACTGCATCTTGCATGTCAAACAGAACGATCCTGACTTCGACATCATTCAGATCACCCCTGCACACGTTTGAACCATGGATCACGTCATCGACATCACGATCTGCGTCGACAACGATGCTTTCGGAACCACCTATGATGATCAAGCTGTTGAGGTTGCTCGCATCCTCAGAGATGTAGCAGATCGAATCGAAGCCAGGCCAACCGCCCTTGCACCCTTCGGCCATCATCTCTGCTTGAACGACATTAATGGCAACAGGGTTGGCTTTGTCACCCCTAACATCCTGAACCTTTCTTGATTCTCTCCCTGGGGGCTTATGCTCCCACTGAGGGATTCTCCCCCTCTCCCCACTTAGCAAGGATCACACCATGACCAGCAACCCTTACGTCCAGCAGCTCAAGGAGCAGGGCAAGGAGCCCAGCAAGGCTCCCGCACCACGTCGCACATTTCCCTGTACCATTGGTTTGCGGACCTTTGAAACTGAGGAAGAATATCAGGAAGCTCTCGCAGATTTCCTGAACGGGTATTGACCGCAAGCCCAACACCGGCCTGGGCTGGATGCCGGACTCACCACCTAGCAAGGATCACACCATGACCATCGGGATCAACATCGCTGCTGCAGCCTTTGGCTACCAGCCGATCGACAGTCAAGATGACTACGATGCACAGCCTGACCTGGCTGTCACCTGGGACACCAGCAAAAAGCCGGGTCAACTCAAGGCTGGGGACATCACCAGAGACAAGCACGGGCGCTTCCGCCTGTACTGGGAGCCTGTCGGTGGTAACTACACCGATGAAGAGAAGCACACGCTCGCTGGGTTCTATGAAGTCCCCTGCATGGGTGAGCTCGAAGAGATGTCATTCGACAGCATGGCATTGACTCCAGCAGAAGATTGCGTCGAGCCTGATCACCCAGACTCCTGGCTGTATCTGCTCGGCATGATCTGACCTTAACCAAACCTTAACCTCCGCCCATGTCTGACGCACGCCGCGACCGCAACCCCAACAAGATCAGGATCTCTGTCTCTGGCGGGATTGATGATGTTCGCGACATCGAAACGCTGATCAAAGCAGACCGCCTGGCCAATGGCTGGGAGCTCAACTGGTATCAGCTCAAGCCACGGGGGGACTTCGGTCCCCTCCATGATCTCCAACTTGGTTTTATCGAATCTATCTAATCATCACCATGGACAAATCAACGATCACCACATACAGCATTCCTTCTTGCAGCATGCACATCTGCAATGCTGATGAAGAAATTATGTTCAATGATCACAGTGCAGACGAAATCCTCTGCATTGAAGATGTTCCACCAGATGTACTTCGAGGCGCAATCCTGTGTTATGTCCACAACATGGCACTGAGGCAAGATGGTAAAGATCATCGCATTGCCTGGCTTAAGGAGATGCATGCTGAAGTCTCATCCTCTCTCGCAATGTTAGAAGCCGCAACAAACGACTGAGCCTGCTCAAAATCCAGTACAGTTCCACTGCACACCACTGCACCACCACCATGACTCCGAACGAATTTCACGCCACTCTGCTCTGCATGGATACCTTCGGCGGATCCTTTGTCAGGGCCCTCGCCGCTGCTCTCCGCTGCGCTGACCCGACCAACCGTCAAAAGATCTGGGATGCCTTCCCTCACATCCTTGAGGAGTTTGGCCCCACTGGCATGTTCCAGCGCCCGCAAGAACTTATGCCTCGCTGAGCATACACACATAACCCGCACACACCAACACCATGGAATACGCAATCAGCATCAAACTCTCAGAGCATCAGTATTATCTGCTCAAAGAAATGGCCCACCAGCAATACCGAACCCTCGGTAACTGCTACACCATGCTCGCAGCAGAAGGCTTACGTTATTACTTTGTTGATAACGAAGCGGTCTGCATTAAGAAGAAACCGGAACATTGCGAAACTGCAAATCCTGAATACGAAAACTATACAGAGCAGCAGCTGATTGAGGAATTCGCAAAGATTCCAATGCAGCAGTGATTCCTGTTATTCAATCCACCAACACACCAACACCATGAAACTTATCACCAAAGCTATCGCCAAGAAGATTCCTCCTCTCTACGCGCAAGATGGCAAAGGCCAAGACGCCATTGCTTACGTGAAGCTCTTCACCCCCGACAGCAGCTGGACCTGGTACATCACCGAGATGGATCCTGAGACCGGCGAATGCTTCGGCCTGGTGGATGGTCACGAGCGTGAGCTTGGTTACTTCTCCCTGCCTGAGCTTGAGTCCATCAAAGGTCCGCTCGGTTTGCCTGTCGAGCGCGATCGTTTCTTTGACCCCACAACCCTTTCCAATTGCAAGTGATCACCATGACACGCACCAATGAGTCCACCAACATCGAGCGCATCATCAAAGAACTGAAAGAAGTTCTCGCTCGCGAATCGAAGAAGCCCGAAGGATATGAAGATCTTTCTTTTACCCTTCGCGATCTAATTGAATACGAAATTATTCCTGCCCTCGAAGAAGAGATCAACTACGATCCAACCCCTCAGCATCTGTACGATCACAGTGACGGTGAGCCCCCTGTCACCATGGCTGAGATCTGGAAGCAAGCTCACTATGAAACCCAACTCCTGCACAGCTGACGCCATGTACACACTGCCAACCATTCATCTCAATGGTACCGGTGCTGATTCTCTCTCCAGGGAATACACCGATGCCTGGCATGCACTCAAGATCGCAAGGGAAGCTCTGCTT